TGAAATCTATTTCGTTGGTACACCAACAGCTACAGCATTCGTTGTTGCAGTTGCTATTGATACAATGAACAGCGCGACTACATCAAGCAACGTTGAAGTTTTCAATACTAGCTATCCAACACTAGGAACATTCGGTGGTTTAGCCGCTCAGTTGCTAACTGCTTTAGGTTCATGGGCGTCTGGTGCTGTTACAATTACTCAATTGACAGCTTCTGGTGCTTCTATTGCTTAATTAATTTCCTGTTCGGGATGGGAAGACTAAGCCTACTTTAATAGTAGGCTTTTTTACGACTGTTAAATATACAATTATTTTAACAGGAGTCAGAAATGACATTAGAAGAACTTAGAGAAATTTTTAGCAAAGCAGAAATTATACCTGTACCACAAGGTGAACCTCCTATGTACCAATTTTATACTTTTACAAGTAAAAACAGAGGTGCAAGTGTAGTAGCACCAAATGGTATCGATGACCTATTAGAACCGCTTGCCAATTTTAAATTCCATGAATACGCACCTGGCGGAATTCCTGTGTTTGTTGAAATTGAAATGCTAGACAGTCTTACAGGCACACCCGGTATCGAAAATAATTAATAGTGTAACATGGAATACAAACTCTACACCCTAGTTGATATAACCCATACCGGGCAACATAGAACCGAGCCCGGTAAGGAAGCCTTACGTTGGAAGGAACAAAACTTCCAAACTGTTATTCAAACACTAGGTATCAGATCTAATATATTCTATACTAATAGTCCTGTATCTACAGAAGTCAAAGGACGAATAGTAGGATTTGACACTGACAAAATTTTGCGTGTTTGGCGTTTCGATTTTAGCACTGACAGAGATTTTGTATACGAATCTAACGGCAATCCAGTTGGCGCTTTGATAGAAGATTTTATGATGGTTCCATATATAAACGGATTAGATGAGCAAATGGAACAGCAGTATGCAGTATTCAACACAGAAGATCCTGGTAAAAACATAGTGTTTTTTAAAAAATAAAAATCAATAAATAAAGTTGTAGGCAAATTATCATTATCTAGGCACTTTAAATCATAACCAATCATACAATAGGCACAGCTCGGAGCGAGCGCAAGACTTATAACATTGGAGAGCCCAGAGATGGCCACGAAAGAAGCAGTTGCACAACTAGCCGCATTACCTGAGCGTGTGAGCGTGTTAGAAACCAAAGTTGAAAATATCAACGAAAAACTAGTTGACCTTAAGAGCGATGTGAAAGACATGCACGACTGTTTGGACAACACACGTGATACAGTATTGGCACAGCTAGATAAGATGACAGGTGAGTATCGCACCAATGCTGAAAAGTATTATGAGCATGCCAATCACTTGAATGAACTGCAAACAGCACAGCACAATGAACTAGCTGGCAAGATTAGCGAACTAGAAAAAGTCAAAAGCAAATGGACCATGTATGCCATGGTGGGCCTAGCATTTGCCGCAGGCACTGGTTGGATCAACGCTGTTAACTTTCCACATATATTAAAGTTCTTAGGACTCTAATTCAGTTAAATACTGAATGCAGTTTCAAGAACTATATATCGATCCCAATCCTCATCATCATGAGCTCAATCCCAAGCTATGGGACAATAACCAATTGCGTAAAGAAGTACGCCATCAATTACTTAAGATAGCTAAACATTTTGTTGAATATCTCGATGTGCCACAGTTAAAATTAAAAGATGTTACTATTAGCGGATCGAGTGCTGGGTATAACTATAGTGCTTACAGCGATATAGATTTGCATTTAGTAGTCAATTCAAACGAACTCTTTACAGCTGAAAAGAGTCAATATAATAATACTTACGATTTAAAAATACAGGATATCCCTGTAGAACTATACGTTCAACCCTCTGGACAAGTACACCATTCTGCTGGCATCTACAGCGTACTAGATGACAAGTGGATCAATGAGCCTGTACATGAAGAGCCAGCAAAGCACGTAATTATGCAGGCAAGATTAACAGCGCCATGCGTAGCAGTAATTTAGACAAGTGTAAAGAAGCTATGGAAGATTTAAAACGCCTACGTAAAGCAGGGTTAGAAACTAACGGAGAACAAAGCGTAGAAAACTTAGCATTTAAGTTGCTCAGAGCTAGGGGACAAATTGATAAATTGCGTAAATACATACATAAACTAGAGAGTGCTGAATTAAGCCTCGGAGAACATAATGAAGATTAAAGACATCAAAGAAAATCAAGCACACCCGGGGCAACTATATCGATTTGCAATGGTAGACGAAATGGGCACACTACGTCGTACAGTTCCTATGCATGCAGACGAGTGCAAGACATGGTTACACAAAGCCAAACACATGGTTAATCCACAATACATGACAATTTACCCTGCACATGATGTCGACCAAAAACTATCGCTTGATGAAGTAATGTCTCAATATCCTAATATGGCACAAGAACTAGCAGAAGACAATGCTATTCAAGTTAAAAGCATTGCTGGTACTGGTAAAGATGCACAAGCAGAATTATCTAATGGTACTAAAGTAAGCGCACAAGCACTATTACCAGGCGCTAATAACACAGTAGCTATTAATCCACAAGCCGCTGGACAAAACAGCATGGTTGGTAAGAACTTACAACAACCTACACAAGAAGGGTTCTTTGGCACTAGCGAAGAAGAACTTGCAAAAGACCCAGGACCTGCAGGACAATACTATCGTCAACTTGCGGCACTTAAGAAAGATCCACGTTGGGTTGGCAAACAAGATTTAATTCAAAAACGTATTCAAGATTTGATTAATCGTCTTGATTTAGACCAAGGCGTTCCACAACCTGGAGCAGGGAAAGCACCTGGACCAGAAACAGATCCTGCTAAATTCCAACAACGTAATCCTAATTTCAAAGAAGATCATAAAGATACTATCGCGCAAGGCGGTGGAGATGTTGGCGGCGATGCCACAGATCGTTTTATTGCACAAGTTAAAGACAAAGGATTTGAACGTGTTAACCGTGGCGGAGCACAAGCATCACAAAGTCCTATTGGCGGCAACAAGCTAAAAGAAGGTGACGAACTTTATGCTTGGTTAACTATTGCTGGTATTAAATGAAAGTAAGTGATCTAATTTCAGATTTTGAAATCTGGACTACTCTTGAAGAAGCTGAAATACTTAAGAAGCTTTCTAAGCCTGTTAAGTTAAGTAAGCTGAGCGAACACGATCAATTCAAGATTCAGGCCATGATTCGCAAAAGTTTGGTAACTAAGTATGGAATGGAAGATCCTACTGTAGTTGCAAATGAAAAACACAAATAAACCTAAAACAAAAGTACTCAAAGAAATAGCCGCTCACTTTGAGGAAGATCTTAAAAAGACTTTGCCTATAAGTGTGCAACCAAACGGCAGTATAGTTTATAAAGACTACTACATCAAGCAAAACAAGCTAGGAAATTGGGGACTTTACGCACGAAGAACCCACGATGAAGTTGCACAGTTTTATCTGAAGACATGCGCCTTAATGGCCGCGAAATCCTACGATAAAGCGCATCTTGATAAATTCCAGGAAATCAAACAGTTAGATACCCGTTACTGGGCTAACCATTGCGATACACAAATCTATCGTAAAAACATTAAAACAGCTACCGAGTTTGATAGATACGTAATTTTATTAAACAAATTAGAACAAACCGAATTCCTCACCGAACATTACAAGGAAGAAATTTCCAGAATGTTTAAGTGGAGTTTTGTATAAATACTAGAACAAGAACAGCTTAGGGATACCACCATGCAATTAAGAGAATTATCGAAACCAATTACAGCTAAAGCACTAAACGAGAGCTTGGCACAACAGTTTGGCTATAAACTTAACTTAGAACAGTTCACTATGGAACAGTTAAGTGACGTGCAAAACAAACTACGTACAAAGATGAGCCAGTTCGAACTTGGTGAAAGTTTCGACAGCGTAAATGAAAGCCCTGCTTATCAAAAGACACGTTTAATGTTAGATTGCATTAATCAAGAAATTTTGGAACGTGAGATGACTCCTCAAGATAAGGCTAAAGAAAAGAATATCAAGAAAAAGACTGACAAATCAGGAATGAAGAAAAACATGGAAAAACAATACGGCAAAGAAAAAGGCAAGAGTGTATATTTTGCAACAATCCGTAAAAAGGCTATGGATCATTCCGTTCCAGAAAGTTGGATCAACTCAGCTATCGATCGTATTGCACTAGGCGAAGCAGACGAGGCAGAATTAAAAGCAGAATTAAAACTACGCTATGATTTATCAGAAGCAGTTGCACATCGCATTGTGTATCTTGCAGAAGGCGAAGAAGAAAAAGCTGAAGTAATCATGGCAACTAAAGATATGATCGACCGTATTACGGGTTGGTTAGAAGATGTAGCCGCTATGAAAGCTGAACAGCTATTAGAGTTAATGGACTCCATAGGAGAACACTACGGTAGTGATGTTGCACAAAAGTACGACCAATCCGTTAAACCATCATTAGAAGCAGTTTACACAGCATTAGAGCAAGCACGTAGAGGCCTAAATCAAGGTTTTGCATTAGTAGCAGGCAAACAAGGCACAATGATGGGCGAGCCAGAAGGTGGTGAAATGCCTCCAATGCCAGGTGGTGAAGAAGGTGCTCCAGACATGGCTGGTGGTGAAATGCCTCCAATGCCAGGTGGTGAAGAAGGTGCTCCAGAAGCAGGTCCAATGCCAGGTGGTGAAGAAGGTCGTGAAAAGCGTGAAAGCATTGACTATAGCCGTCGCTTAGGTATGTTGCTAGCCGCATCAAAAAAAAAATAAGTGAGAGTGCAGATCCTTTAGTCTTAGCACTAAAGGATCTTAAAGCCATGGCCGACCGCCAAGGCAATTCAGAAACAATTAGCTGGGAAGCAGTTAATCAACTAGGACGCAGATATGGCGCTCCAGAAATCGACTACCAACGTTTTAAATCTCGATTTGAGCCAACTAACCAAAACGATCCAGTAGCACAACAAGACTCCGATACATTACATGCCTTAGTAACTCGTTACGGTGCTGACGGTATTACACTCAATACCGATACTAAAGAAAAGCATCAGCAACAAGGCGGGGAAGGCGAAGGCGAATTAAGCCAAATGGCAAAACGTGCTACTCAAAAGGCTATGGGATAATCATTAGTTAGTGTATACTAGCTCTATGACTCTACTCAAAGAAAAGTTTGTCTATACTCCAATAGATAGAAAAAGTGAAGCAGGCAAGCGGTTATATGCTTTGCCTGACGGATCTAAAGTTCCAAGCGTTACAACGATATTGGACAAAACAAAATCTCAAGATAAAATTGACGCACTTAACAACTGGAAGAAACGTGTAGGTGAAGCTAAGGCACAGGAAATTGTAACTGAAGCGGCTGGACGTGGAACTAGAATGCATAAGTTCTTAGAGGACTATGTTAAGACTGGTGCAATCACTCCTCCAGGTACTAACCCTTACAGCAAGCAAAGCCACATAATGGCGCAAACTGTAATTGCTCAGGGGTTGTCTAATGTTAACGAAATTTGGGGTGTTGAAGTGCCATTGTATTATCCCGGATTATATGCGGGAACTACTGATGGATGCGGATTACATCTTAATGAAGAAGCAATCTTAGACTACAAACAAACTAACAAGCCTAAAAAAGAAGAGTGGATTGAAGATTATTATCTACAACTAACTGCCTATGCACTAGCACACAATAAAGTCTATGGAAGCAACATTAGAAAAGGTGTTGTTTTAATGTGTGTAAGCCCTAAGATGAACGAACAGCTAGTTGTTGTAGAAGAACCCAAATATCAGGAATTTATCTTAAAACCCGAAGATTTTGCCCATTGGGAAGCCAAATGGTGGGATAGAGTAGAACGGTACTACAAGTATAACTGATAAATATCCTATATAGAGGATATTTAGATGGCCGTTTATCAAATTAGCCGCATTCAAATACGTCGCGGTCAAGCAAATTCAGGAACCGGATTACCACAACTAGCTAGTGGTGAAATGGCTTGGGCTATAGATACTCAAGAATTATACATTGGTAGCGGTGCAGTTAGCGAAGGCGCTCCAGGTGTAAGCAATATTAAAGTTATTACACAACAAGATTTATCTGTTGCAGGTAACATTCTTGGTACTATTCAGTATGTTTACAAATCAGGCAATGCCAGCATCATAACAGGTGCTAGTGCAACTGCTCCGGTATTACAATCTTTAAGTTCTAAAATGGACCAGTTTGTAACTACTGCGGACTTTGGTACTGCGGCAGATGATGCAACAGACGATACTGCGGCATTACAACGTGCAATTAATCAGTTATTTTTAAATCCTAGTAACAAAGCAAGTGTATACTCATGTAACAGAGTTGTATTGAATATTCCAGCCGGAACATACAAAACAACAAGCACAATTTATATTCCAAGTTATGCAACAATTATTGGTGCAGGCTTAGACAAAACAATTATCGATTATTATCCAACACAAATTAGCGTTGTTGGAAACTTAACTAACGGTACAACTACACTAACAACCAGTTCAGCTTCAACAGCTATGATTGGTTATATTATCACAGGCACTGGTATTCCAAACGGAACATTAGTATCTGGTGCAGTTAACGGCACAAGTTTGACAATTAGTAATCTAGCTACTGCTACAAACACTGGCGGCACCTTTGTTGTAACAGCACCTGGTCCAGCGTTCCAGTTTGTCAACGATAGCAGTAGCATTGGTAACTATGATCCAAGTATTGCACAAAGCACTACACAATGTCGATTCGTTACTATAAAAGAAATGACGATTCAAACAGCAACTGGCAACAATATCATGATGCAGTTGAATTCTGTCAAAGATAGTATATTTGAACACATTAAATTAGTCGGCGGATGGACTGGTAACACAACTAGCATTGGTATTAACATGACTGGTGTTAGTAGCCTAGTTACATGTACTCATAATATTTTTAGAAATATTGTAGCTAGTGGATTTAATTATTGTGTTTATGATTCTGCTTATGATATCTCAAACAATAACTTTATAAATTGTCACTTTACAAATTCCTTCCAAGGAATTTCATTAGGTGCATCTTGGACTGCATCTGTAGCAAATCCAAACGGACCAATACAGACACAAATTCTTAATACTAGATTCTATAATATCAAACAACAGGCTGTTTATGTTGGTGCAGGCTTCGGAAATATCACACGTGAATGTATCTATCAAAACGTAGGTAACAACGGTAGTGGTAACGGATCTCCACAGTATCCACAAGTGTACTTTGCATCATATGGTAATACTTCATTAGACGACCAATCAGATCGTTTTGGTGATTTAGGAAATCCTACTACAGGATCATATGCACTTATACCTTACGTACCTGAAGTATCGGGGCACGGACAGTATTCGTCTTTTGGTAATAATTCTATAACACTAACACAAACAACAAGTTCATATGTTCAGATAATTAAATTACCATTACCTTGGATTTCAACTCCACAATATTTGTATAATGCTACAGGTGTAACACTTACAGGCCCAACTGGCAATATTAGTTATAGTATAAACTATATCTACGATAGTGCCACCGCTGGCTATACACGTCGTGGTGTGCTTAATATTGTAGCTGATGTTGCCAACAAGGCAGTGGCAATAACAGATGAATATGATTTCACTACTACTGGTAGTGCATACTCGACTACACTAGACTTCCAAGTTCAATTTTTAGACAACACTGGTGCAGTCACAACTTCCAATCCTTGGTCAATTTTGATAACATATCAAAACACAACACCATCGGATACTGGTAAGTTAATTTTTTCTTACTCATCTACATTCTAATCAAAAAGATAGATCTCGATAATAAATGCGTATATAATTTGCTTTATTATCGAGATAAAGTATTTCTGCCTCCGCAACCTTTTGAGTTTCAATAAGTTTTGAGACCGAAGTTTTCTATAATAAATACTTCCTAAGAGAAATACACACCGCACAACATAAAGTAACGACAATGAGCAAAATTATAGTAACGAAACGAGATGGAAGTAAAGAGCCACTAATGATTGAAAAGTGGCAGGCTCAGGTAGCGAAGGTTTGTAAAGGCATAGCAGATGTCAGTCAGTCTATGATTGAAATCAAAAGCCAACCTCATTTCTACGATGGCATTACTACAAACGAAATTGATAACATTACATTACGAGCAATCGTTGACCTTATCGACGTAGAACAGAATCCAGATGTAGGACATACAAACTATCAATACGTAGCAGGCAAACAAAGACTAAGCATCCTCCGCAAAGATGTTTATGGACAATACGAAGTTCCACATTTATATTCTATTGTAAAAAAGAATGTGGAAATAGGATTATACACACCAGAACTTCTTGTGTGGTACACAGAAGAAGACTGGAACAAAATGAATGATATGTTAGATCATGAAAAAGACGAAACATATTCATATGCGGCAATCGAGCAGTTAATTGAGAAGTACCTTGTTAAAAATAGGGCAACGAAACAAACTTATGAAACGCCTCAGATTAGATACATTGTGGCCGCGGCTACAGTCTTCCATAAGGAAGAACCAAATAATGCAAGAATGCGTTATATTAAAGAGTATTATAACGCCGCCAGTGATGCTTTGTTTACTCTCGCTACTCCAGTTCTTGCTGGTCTTGGCACTCCCACTAAACAGTTCAGTTCCTGTGTACTCATCCGTAGTGATGATGACCTTGATAGTATTTTCGCTTCAGGAGAGATGATGGCAAAATATGCTAGCAAACGTGCTGGCATTGGTTTGGAAATTGGTCGTCTACGTCCATTAGGTAGTCCCATCAGAGGTGGGGAGATCATGCACACAGGTATGATTCCATTCTTGAAGAAATGGTTTGGAGATTTAAGAAGTTGTTCACAAGGAGGCATTCGTAATGCTAGTGCTACAGTTTTTTACCCTATCTGGCATCATCAGTTTGATGATCTTATTGTGCTTAAAAATAATCAAGGAACGGAAGAAACTCGCGTCCGCCATATGGACTATGGTGTTGTATTGTCTGCGTTCTTTTGGCGCCGATTTAAAAATAAAGAAAACATAACATTCTTTGATCCTAACGAAGTGCCAGACTTATACGAAGCATTTTATAAAAACACAGAACGTTTTGAAGAACTGTATGTAAAATATGAAAAGCGTACAGACTTACGTAAGAAGACTATGACTGCTGAAGAAGTATTCAAGTCTGGCATACTAAAAGAACGTACAGACACAGGACGTATCTATCTTGTGTTTATCGATAACGTAATGAACCAAGGACCATTTGATCCTGAGTATCATACAATTTACCAAAGTAATCTTTGCTGTGAAATTCTATTACCTACAAAATCTTTTAAACGTCTTGATGACGAGAATGGTCGAATTGCTTTGTGTACTCTTGGTAGTATCAATTGGGGTGCTTTTAGAAATCCTGAAGACATGCGTCGTGCTTGCCGCATTCTTCAACGTAGCCTTTGCAATATTCTTGATTACCAAGATTTTCTAAGTATTCAAAGTAAACTAAGCAATGACGAAATCCAACCTTTAGGGATTGGGGTTACAAACTTGGCCTACTGGCATGCAAAACGTGGTCTTAAATATGGCGAGAAAGACGCCTTACAAGATGTTAAATCCTGGATGGAACATCAAGCCTTTTACCTTACTGAAGCTACAGTGGAACTGGCAAAGGAGCGCGGAGCGTGTACACATAGTGATAAGACACGCTATGGCCAAGGTGTATTCCCTTGGGAGTTACGTGCTAAAGGTGTAAATGAACTAGCAAATTTTGCTCCAGAACTTGATTGGGAAACACTACGTACTAATATGAAACAGTATGGAGTTCGCAACGGTACACTAATGGCCATTGCACCAGTTGAAAGCAGTAGTGTTGTTATAAACAGCACTAATGGAATTGAAATGCCTATGAGTCTAATCAGCACTAAAGAATCAAAGGCAGGAAGTTTTACACAAGTTGTTCCTGAGTATCATAAATTGAAACACAAGTATCAACTCATGTGGGACCAAACAGATTGTGATGGCTATTTGAAGACAGCGGCTGTGCTTGCGGCCTACGTTGACCAATCAATTAGTACAAACACATTCTATAATCCAGCGCACTTTGAAGGACGTAAAGTTCCAACTACGCTGATTGCTAAGAATTTGATGCAAGCACATGTATGGGGATTAAAAACATTCTACTACAGTTTGATTAACAAAGCAGGAAGTAAAGCAACTGATGAAGTTGTAGCAGTTGCACAAACATACATTGAGCAACCGATGGATGAAGAAGATTGCGAGGCATGTAAGTTATAATGTTAGAAACTATTTGTGATATACTTGTAGACGCATATAAGCGTAATTGGATTACCAGTCGTGATGGTAATGTAAGCATACGACATCACGATCGTGATCATTTTTATATCACACCTAGTGGAGTACGCAAACAAACTCTACAGCCAGACCAATTTAAGAAAATCAGCATACATGGTTTATTGTGGCAAGAAGAACACTATACAGATATCAGTGCAAATCTAAAGCCTAGTGGAGAGATTCCATTACACTTTGGTCTACAAAGAGCAATGGGTCAGCATAGTGACGAAGTTCGTGTTGTTGTACATGTACACCCTACATATTGTGTAGCGGCCATGCATGCCGGTATTGATTTAAGTACTGTGGTTAATGACTTTCCAGAACTTAGTCGTTATACTCGAGTAGCACCCAATGTACCTGAAGTTCCTCCTATTAGTCAAGAACTAGCCGACCAGTGTTTTGAAAAATTAGAATTAGATGACAATGGAAACATTGCCTATGACATTGTAGGCATCAAAGGGCATGGAGTAGTTGCTATTGATACTAGCCCATGGCGTGCCTATGAACACATTGAACGATTAGAACATATTTGCAAGATAGTACTTGCATCAGGAAAATATTAATGAGTAAAGAACAATATAACTTAAATACAAAGACAGACTATCTTTCACGTAAGATGTTTTTGGATCCAGCGGGCCCAGTTACCATCCAACGTTTTGAAGAAGTCAAGTACAAAAAGATTGCAGACTTTGAAGCGACAGCCCGAGGCTTCTTCTGGCAACCCGAAGAGATTAGTCTTACCAAAGACGCAAATGATTTTAAGGATGCAAGCGATGCAGTTAAACATATTTTTACTAGCAATTTATTACGTCAAACAGCACTTGATAGTCTTCAAGGTCGTGGACCAACGCAGGTATTTACTCCAGTGTGTTCCTTGCCCGAACTTGAAGCTCTCATGTACAACTGGGGTTTCTTCGAAACCAACATCCACAGTAAGAGCTACAGCCATATAATTCGTAATATCTATAATGTGCCAAAGGATGTGTTCAACACAATCCACGACACACAAGAAATTATTAATATGGCATCAAATGTAGGCAACTACTACGAAACATTACACATTTGTAATAGCATGAAACAAATGGGTTCGTTCCTTGACGAGCGTGAACATGTTAAGGCTATTTGGTTAGCTCTTAATGCTAGCTATGCTCTAGAAGCTTTCCGCTTTATGGTATCATTTGCTACAAGCCTAGCAATGGTTGAGAATAAAATCTTTATCGGTAATGGTAACATTATCAGTTTGATTTTACAAGATGAATTACTACACAAAGGTTGGACAGCTTATTTGATCAACCAAGTGGTTAAAGAAGATCCACGTTTTGCTGAAGCTAAGTTAGAGTGCGAACAAGAAGTCTATGCATTGTATATGGATGTTATCCGTGAAGAAAAACAATGGGCAGATTACTTGTTCCAAAAAGGACCAGTTATTGGATTGAACGCAAACATTCTAAAAGACTTTGTAGACTACACAGCAGTCAGCGCACTCAAAGATATTGGTATCAAATATCAACAAGCCGCTCCAAAGTCAACTCCAATTCCTTGGTTTAACAAACACGTTAATACTAGCAGTAAACAAACTGCTCTACAAGAATCAGAATCGACTAACTATGTTATCGGCGTCATGTCAGAAATACTTGATTATGATGCGTTACCTAGTTTATAATAGTAAAAAGGAATAATATGAAAGCAATAGTATGGAGTAAAAACGCCTGCCCATTTTGTGACCAAGCTAAGGGCTTGCTCAAAATGAAAGGCATTGAATACGAAGAAAGAAACATTAACAAAGATTATACACGTGAACAATTATTGGAAGCAGTACCTAATGCCAGAACTGTACCGCAAATCTTTTTAGACGATAAATTAATAGGCGGGTTCACAGAACTCAAGAAACATTTCGAAAAGGTATAATATGTTAATTTCAAAAGGTATAGCAGAAGGTGAAATTGTAACAATCAAAACCACAGCAGGTGAAGAGATTGTTGCTAAGTTAGTAGAAGATGGTCCATTGGGCGTTAAGGTTAAGAAACCACTATGTTTAACAGCAACTAAAGACGGAATTGGCTTAGTTCCGTTTTTGTTTACTACTGATCCAGACGCAGAAGTAACGATAAATAAAAATAGTATTATGGTACTGGCAGCAACTATTAAAGATGCCGCAGATACTTACATACAACAAACAACAGGAATTAAATTAGCATAATGCCCGGTATAGCACGAATGAGCGGAACTGATTCCGCAACTACAGTACATCCAGCAGTTGGAAAAAATTGCGCCGTAGCCCCTACGACTACAGCAACATCTGCTGGATCAAGTAATGTATTTGTAAATGGAATTGGTGTTGTCCGTTCAGGCGATGCTGTAGCTAGTCATACATTCCCGGGGTGTAGTCATCACACTCCTGGGTTAGCAACATTCAGTGGCAATGTATTTGCCAATGGAAAGAATATTGGACGTTTAGGTGACACATATGGTTGCGGTGCCAAAATCACTTCAGGTAGTGGCAACGTGATTGCCAATTAAGTAGACATTTATTTTCGCTGGTGCTACACTAGTGGCTAAGTACTCGTACTTGCCTTAAAGGAGAATTAAATGGCTACAAACAAATATGCAGAATTCACTGCAATCATCGAAGCAATGGAATCAGATTTCGAAAAGTTCTACGACAAAGAAGTAGGTGCCGCAGGTACTCGCGTTCGTAAACATTGTCAAGATTTGGCTAAGTTGTGCAAAGAAACTCGTAACGATGTTACAGCCGTTAAAAACGCTCGTAAAGAAGCCAAATAAGTCAACTAAATACAAGTCTAAGGCGTTATATTATTATACACGCTAAAAGGAGTATAATATGAAAAAGACAGTTTTAGCTT